CTGACTAATAATTGACAAGGTTGATATTGTCTCACTTCGTTCAACAAATCAAACCTATCAATTATGTGCCGTAAGAACGGCACGTTATGGTGGGTTTTCAAATTATTTTAAATATTTAACATTTAAAATTTGATATTTTTATTATTTTATGATATAATATAACATATTATCGTTATAATGGAGGTTATTATGCGAAAGAAACGAATTAAAAATGTAAATTTAAACATAGTACAACAAATGTTTAACTACGAGAAAAAAGGAGTATCATATATTGATTCTTTAGTTGAATTACATACAATATTAAAAATTGATATGGAAGATTTGGTTGAAATGTTACCTGACAATATTTTGAATGAAATTAAAATTGAATTTGCTAAAAAAAATATGGTAAAGAATGAGAAATTAAATAACACTGTTAACTTGAGAACATCTACAAATAATATTATGAATTGGATAAAAGGATAACAATGGCTAGTATTCATCCTTTTGAATTATATAAATTATATTTATCAATCAAGACACATTTTGTAAAACCTAATTTTATATTTGGATATAATACACTTAGTAATATTAGATATGGAAATTTTTATAACACTAAAAATCATATTCGTTTTGAAAAATTATCAAAAAAATGGTCTAAAGAGCTTGCAGAAGAAATGTTTGTTTCAAATTTTATAATAAATCCTAATGCACATATTCATGAAATTGATAATCCATTTTCAATAGAAATACGTCAAGAATGGTTAGATAGATTATATAAAATAGATACTATATTTTTGAAGAATTTTAAACGATTTATGAAGAAATCTAAAATTAAAACTTTTGATGTTTTAAAAACAAAAATGATGAATCCACCTAGAATGACTAAAAAAAGTGTTAATAATATAGCAGACATATCAAAAGTCAAAATAGATATTGTAGATGAATTTTATTCTAATTTTATAAACATACTATCTCCTGAAAGTGCTGTAATATTAAATGAACTATATAATAAAAAATATAGTTATAATTTTCTTAGAAAATGTTATGAAAACAATATGGAACCATCAACAACATATTTGAAATTATATAAATATAGTCACTTTATTGATGTTGATACAGCAATGTCAAAATATAAAATTATATTTCAATTATATGATGAAATATGATTTTTATTTATCTTTTTTAAAATATTATGATAGAACAATTGTAGGAGGTGAGTAAATGATTATAACAAAAATTACATTTAGAAATATTATGTCTTATGGTAAAAATGATAATATAATAGATTTTGGGGATGGTTACGATTGGACTACTATTGGTATAATAGGTGAAAATGGAAATGGTAAGACATCAATATTCGATGCTTTATATTATGCATTATTTGATAAACCTTATAGGAAAATTAATAAAACTGGATTAATTAATCGTGAAAATAAAAAAGGATTGTATGTTAAATTAGAATTTAAATCAAAAAATGATGATTATATAATCGAACGTGGAATGAGTCCAAAATTAATCAGAATTGTGAAAAATGGTATCGATATTGATTTGGATGCACATTCAAATGATATTCAAAAATATATTGAGACACAAATAATTGGTATTAATGAGAAAATCTTCAAATTAATATTTATGGTTGGTTTAGGAACATTTAAATCCTTTTTTGAGCTTGGGATATCGGATAGAAGGGATGTTTTTGAGTTTATAGTTGGTATTAATATATTATCGATAATGTTAAAAAAAATAAAAAAATTCAATTCAACATTAGATTCTAAATTACAAATTACTAAAAGTAAATTTGAAGAACAACATAAATTAAGAACTGTATATAAGAAAAAAATAGAAGATATTAAAAAATTACAGACCAGTGTTGATTATACAGAAGATATAAAAAAACTATCTGATAAAATAAAGGAGCAAGAGAATGATATTAAAGAGTTAGATGTTGAAAATATTGAGAATGATATTAAAAATTTAGAATTGAAATTTAAAGAGTTGGATGATGAACGTACAAACTTAGTTACTGATTTGAAAAGTAACAATAATATAATAAAGCAACATAGTGAATTAATATCATTCTTGTCTGAAAATGATACTTGTCCTACTTGTACTCAAAGTATAAGTGATGATTTCAAAATTGAAAAGGTGAATGATGTTGAGGTTGAGATTTCAGATGTAAAGAAAATTAATAGCAATATTAGAGAAGATATTTTGAATAACGAGAATAAGTTAGATGAGATAAATAATGAAATATCTGAAAAAGAAAACATATTAACAATTTATAATAACAGTAAAAGTGAATTAAATATTTTAAAAAAACAACTGGATGAATATGATAAAAAACAAGAAAAGGGTGCAGATGATACTCAAAAGATTTTAGATGATATAGACGATAATCTTAATAATATAAAAAAAGAAATAAAAAAACAAATTAAAAAAGGTAAAGATATTGAGAAGAAAATAAAAATGAATACTTTATTTTTAAAAACACTCGGAGATGGTGGCATAAAAAAACACGTATACTCAATAGTGCTAAAGACTATTAATAAATATGTTAATGAATATATTTCTGAATTTAGCTTCAATGGAAAATTAGAATTAAAAAGTGATTTAAGTGAACGATTCTATTATAGATTAGATGATGATATAAAATATGCATCATTTTCCAATGGTGAAAAAATAATTATGGATTTTTCATTTATTTTTGGCATATTAAAATTTCTAGAAGAATTTTATGGCTTCACTTCTAATTTTTTATTTTTTGATGAGATTTTAGATACTAGTTTAGATAAAAATAATAAAATATTCTTATTAGAAAATCTGAAAAAAATTAATAAAAATATTATTATTATATCACACGATAGTGATTTATCAACCGTGTTTGGTAAAAGTTATATAGTTAAAAAAGTTGATGGGTTTTCACAATTATTGGAGGTTAATGATGAGAAAAGTTAGTGGTAAATTTGATTTTGTTTTAAATTCAAAGTGTCCTTATTGTAATACAGTAGTAAAATATAATTTAAATGACTTTGACAATTCTTCAAAAGAAGACAATGATACTACTCCTATTGAAAATTTCTTTAGAGGTGTAATTAGAGTATATTTTTATGGTGAGGATGATGTTGCAGAAACAACTGTTAAATGTAAAAAATGTTCAAAAATGTATATCATTAATAAATTAGAACGAATATAATTATTAATCATTATAAATAAAAATTCTAAAATAAATTTGACAATGTTATAATTATTTGATATAGTATTATTATTGGTATATTTTAAGAGGTAAAAATGAAAAGTGCAAATATAACAAAAAAAAGTGATATTGAACATTTACATTTAAGAAAAGCATTTTATATAGGTAGCTGTTCAACATCTGTAGTTCCAATGTGGGTATTAGATAATAATCAAATGTTAAAATTTGATAATGTTGAATATAATGTTGGATATTTTAAATTAATATATGAAATCATAGACAATTCTATAGATGAATATATCAAAACCTCAGGTAAATACAGTACAAAAATAGATATAACTATATCGAATGATGGAACTATACGTGTTGTCGATAATGGTAGAGGTATTTCATCTAAAAAAGACAAAGAAACTGGTAAATATCAAACAGAACTTGCATTTTGTTATTTGAAAAGCGGGTCTAATTGGGATAGAGATAGTTCAATTGGTATGAATGGTGTTGGTGCTAGTGCTGTAAATATGTTCTCAACTAAATTTATTGTTAACAGTTGTGATGGTGTTTATAATACTAAATTAATAAGCCTTAACAATACAAAAGATATAACAACGTCAAGAACAAAGTCTAAAAAAAGAGGAACATCTGTTGAATTTAAATTAGATAATAGTCATTTTGAAAATGTTGAAATGTTTACACCATCTATGATAGAGAAAATTGTTACAAAACGAATTATTGAACTAAGAACTGCGTATCCTAAGATACATTTTTCGATTAATGGTGTAAATATTATAAAAAATATTTGGGATTGTTTTTCTTCTGACCCTTATTTATACATTAAACCAAGTATTAATATATTATTTTTGAATAAAACAGATTCAAATATGACGGATATTAGTTATGTTAATGGATTAGATACGTATAAAGGTGGTTCACATTTAAAATATGTTAAGAATGAAATTATAAAGTATATTAAAAATATAATATTAAAAAAACATAAAGTTGAAATAAAAAACTTCAACATTAATAATAATTTTATGTTTGGTTTGTCTGTCACCAAATTCCCAAAACCTGAATTTGATACCCAAAATAAAACAAGATTAATTAATACAGATAAAGAAATTAAAGAGTATATGAATAGTATTAAAATTAATTTAGAATTTGTGGCTAAAAAAATATATGATAAATTCGAGGAACAATTTGATAATATTGCTGAGAACTTAAAACATAATAAGATTAAAAAGAAGATGGAAAAAGTAAATAGCAATTTAAAAAATGTAAAGCGTATTGCTCAATTTATCGATGCTGTTGATAAAGATAGACGTGGAACAACGTTATTTATAGTTGAGGGTGATTCAGCGAAATCTCATTTCCCAATAGTTAGAAATAAAAATAAACACGGATTATTTCCATTAAAAGGTAAAATACTCAATGCTTTCAATTCTAGTTTGTCTAAAATATTAGAAAATAAAGAATTGACAGATTTAATGAATATTATTGGGTTGAAGGTTGGTGAAAATGTAGATTTAAAATATTTTGATAAAATTGCCATATTGACGGATGCTGATGTTGATGGTGACCATATCGCTTCAATGTTAATGTTGTTTTTTTATAATTATTTTCCACATTTATTCAAAGAGGGTCGGATTATTAAAATATTATCTCCTATTATCATTTGTAAAAAAGGTAAAATTATTAAAAGATTTTATGAATATGAAGATTTTTTAAAAGAACAGCACAAGTATAAAAATTGGACTATCGAGTATAATAAAGGGTTAGGGTCATTAACCCCTGAGGAATATGCTTTAATGTTACAAGATTTGAAGTATAATGTTTTAAATATTGAAGATATCAATGAAACTAATAATATCATAGATGTTTTATTTAATAAGAAAAATTCAGATAAACGAAGAGTTTGGTTAGGTGGTAGCAGTGCAATGGAGGTGTATGATGGGGTGTAATAATGTAATTGTTGAGTTCGATAACAAATATCAAATAATAGTCGATGATATAAATGATGATAAATTTGGCTCTATAAATAAAGAAACGAATGAAAAAATTTTAAATGTTGAGTTTTCATTTTTAACATTTTATAATACTGTTAAATTATTCCACGGTGTAATTGATGATGATGATATTGCTTCACATATATTTTTTGATGTTAATGGAATGATGGTTGGGGATAAATATTCTTTTGCTACTGGGTTTAAATCTGGTATATGTATAGTTGAAATTGATAAAAATTATAATATAATTAATAAAAATGGTAAGTTGCTATTAACAGATGTGTGTATTAAAGAAATCCCCATAATTAATTCACATAATGAGTTAATATTTAAGGATATTGATAATATATTATATATTTATGATATTATTGATGGTGAGATAATTATAAAAAAATAATTTGACAATATGTCATTTTTGTGATATATTATATTGATTGATTGGTTTATTAATATTATGTAGGAGATGGTTATGGGTAAAATTTTAAACATTAAAACTATTGGGAAAATTGAAATTAAAGAAGGTGTTAATTCATATTCTGTTATTAAAGATGGTAAGGTTTTTATTGTTAATAAAAACAATAAAACAAGAGATGCATTTAGAGATGGTGATTCTATGGTATTTGAAGATGCAATTAATAATATAATTAATCGTAAACAAAATAGAGCAGAGCGTAGAGCTAATTATAAAAGATGGAAAAAGCAATATGGCAAAAACATACCAAAAATGAGTAGTAAGGTATTGAATGATTCTAAGTCAACAAATGATGAAATCATAGAGGAAGCTAAAAATAACATGCATAAAGCAATTGAGCATAATAAATCAATTACTGATGATGGCGTAGAAATTAAAAATTAAAAGATGGAGAACCAAATGAGTAAAAAAACTTTTACTATTTCGAAAAAAGGTATTGAGCGGTTAAAATCAATAAGTTCAATAAATAATATTAGTTATCTAACAAGGTCAGTATTGCTTAAAGATATCGGGTCATCTGCATTTATTAGAGCAGATGTAATCGATATTCCTGATGATTTTAATATGGCGGTGTATGATATTAATTCATTCATATCTACTTATAAACTTTTTGATGATGCATATATTGATTATACCGACCTTGAAAAGAAAGGATATATCAAGATAGTTAATAATAAAAAATCAAATAATAATAATAAAGAGTTATTTATTTTTAGAAGACAAGAAGAAAGTTTGATGAAATTTAATGTCAATGTTAAAGAGGAAGAAAGTCTAATACATAATATGGGTGATAGAAATAATAATTTTACAATCTCATCATCAGACGTTAAACAAATTTTAAAGGCTGGTAGCATTTTAAATGCAGATTGTATTAGTTTTAAAGTTATCGATGATAAAAATATCAAAATCGAGGTATTTGATACTAAATCACCAAATACTAATGCTTTTGAAATGATTATTAATGATGTTGAGGTTAATTTTAAAGACTTATATTTTAATTTGGGATTTGAGTTGTTTTCTAAATTAGAAAAGAGTGTTGATGAATATGATGTTTCTTATTGTATGATTGGTAATAAGAATGAAAGTACACTTATTAATTTTAAAAATATGGATAATGATTTAAAATATTATTTCACTAATATGTTAGTAAAATAGCATACAAAACAATGAATAATAGAATGTCAGATAAAGAAAATATGATATATCTTAATAGTTTTAAATTGTTTTTTTTAGATGAATTATATTTTTATTGGCAACTATCACCTACTAATATCATATATAAAAATATTGAAAGTTTTTTTGAATGTAGTTTTAAAAAAATATCTAAGCTTATATCAAATACAAATATGTCATTAAGTATGATGACTAAAATTGTTAAAATGTATGCTGTTATATTAAATATTCGGATAGAATCTATAGTCAGCAGAAAAGATGATGTGTTTAAAGTGTTTTTTTTAAAAAAGATAATAAGTTAATATTGAATGTTTGGTGTTTTTATTATATATTCAATATGAAAAAATAGTTGATAATGGAATTATTTATATATTTAATTAATGGAGGTTGAAATGAAGATTTGTGGAATTGATGGTTTAGATAATACAGGTAAAACTTGGACATTAGATAAAGTAATAAAATCAGGCGAATTGGAGAAATTAGATATAAAATATTCTAATATACATTTTCCATCTGATGAATTATGTAACACTGATGTGTTTAAAAAATTAACATTAACAGAAAATAAGTATAATCATAAACTTAAAATTGAATTTTTAAATATGCTTATAAAAGAGGAAACATCGTTTCTACGCTCCGAAATAGATAAGGGTACTGATGTAGTATTGATTGACCGTTTTCTAATCTCTAGCTTGATTTATCAAGGTGAAGGTGGTGATTATGGGTGGAGAATAGATAAAGAGATTATTAAAATGTATAAAAATATGTTTTTGGATTTAAATATAAAACCAAGTGATTTTTTTAACTTTATATTTATACATAAAATTAAAGATGATTTAGAAGAGACTAATGATTCAAAACTTCGTTTTGATGCTATGGGGTCAAAGTTTAAAATAAAACTGAATAACATTCTTAAAAATATATATAACAAAGGTCCAATATATAATGAGTTTTTTGATAAAATACATATCTTCGATGAAGATATTTTTAAAAATACATCAATAAAACCAAATAAGTTGGAATTAGATTTAATGGATGAATCTCGTATTAATAAAATTGTATCTTATATATATGATGAAATAAATGGAGAGATAGATGGAATTAAGAAATTGGAAGCCTAGTTTAACATCGCAATTTCTTATATGTCCTGTTCCATATCATATGGATACATATAGAGGTTGCACTTATAATTGTAAATATTGTTTCGCTCGTGATATTACTACTTTCTCAAGACGAAACTCTATACATAAAGAATTTTCATATTTAATTGGATTGAGAGCTGACTTGTTTCAGAATTGGGTCAATAGAACTATTAATAAAGATTATGATTATAACCACGCAGAGGAGGTTGCTTTTAAAGAGAGAATCCCCTTAAAAATAGGTGCTACTGCTGACCCTTTTCCTTTTATAGAAACAGATGAGAAAATTACATATAATGTGTTAAAAATATTAGACGATATAGATTATCCTGTTCAAGTATCCACTAAAAATCCAGAGGTATTAGCTGGATATGCTGGTGATTTTGATAATCCAAATTGGACTATTAATGTAACTGTAACAACTATGGATGAGGAATATGCTAAAATATTGGAACCAAATGCAATTTCCCCAAAAAGAAGAATGTCAGCTATTAAAAAATTAACAGATATGGGTATAAAGGTTTTTATAAGGGTCCAACCTTTCATATATCCTAGGATACTTACTGATATTGAAGATATTTTAATTGCATCAAAAGATGTTGGTTGTTGGGGTTTTATGACCGAAGGTCTGAAAGTTAGGGTTGCTATGCCTAAAACTGAACAAAAGTTGATTCAAGAGATTGGTGATTATTTAGATATTAATATAAGAGATTTTTATAAAAAAGAACTCAATAAAACAGGTTCTGATTATGAATTATCAAATGAACATAAAGAAGAATTTCTAGATATTTGTGTTGAATTATCTAAAAAATATGAATTGGAATTTTATAATGGTGATAATCACAATTATAAAGTTGGTAATGGGTGTGAATGTTGTGGAACATCAGTATTAAGGGATTATAAAATATTGGGAAGTGATGCAAGATGTAGGTTACACGGTGGAACTAATCATCAATCTTTAGAATTGCAAAAGTGTAATATTAATTTCACTAGAAGTACTAAATTTGATGGTTTAACAATAGGTGAGGCTTGCAAACAAGACCAAATAAATAAACCTAATTTATTATGGGCATTGGGGGAAAAAGATGAATAAAATAAAAGTATTATCTCTTTTTTCAGGAATTGGCTCTTTTGAGCAAGCAATGACTAACTTAGATTTGGATTATGAAATAGTTAACTTTTGTGAAATTGATAAATATGCCATCGAATCTTACTCTTTAATTCACAATATACCAATTGAAAAAAATTTAGGTGACATTTCTAAAGTTGATATTTCAAAAATACCTGATTTTGATTTAATGACTTATGGGTTTCCTTGTTTTACTGGTGATATGTTAGTTAAAACAAATGTTGGGATGAAAAAAATTGTAGATATAAGAAAGGGTGATTTAGTTGTTACACACGGTCGAAATATGCAAGAGGTTACATTTACAGGTTATAAGCCAAATGAAGGTATTTATACCGTTAAGTCTATGTGTTGTCCTAATATTGAAACAACAAAAGACCATCCATTCTATGCTCGAAAAAAAAATAATGGAAATTTAGAACATCCAGTATGGGTGAATGCTGAATTGTTAACTAATGATTATTATATTGGAAGCGTAATTCCTAAAAAAGAAACTAATAGAAATGATAACTTGTTTAGTATTGAATATTCGTGGTTTATAGGTAGAATATTTAATAATAATTTTAAATATAATAATTTAGGAGTTATTGAATCTGGTGTTAAAATAACTTGTTTGGTTGATGATAAAGAAGAAAAGAAACATATTTCAAATATTTTAAAAATATTGAACATTTCATATAGTAATATTGATGTTTCTGGATTAACTGAATTTATAATTGATGATGATTGGATTTATGATTCATTGAAAAATATCACATTCACAGGTGAAACATTACCTCGTGATATTTGGTTAGAGGATTATAATAATAAAAAGTCATTTATCGATGGATTTATTGATAGCTTTATTATTGATGGAACAGCTTTAATAAATGATGATATGTCATATTCTATCAAATTCAATAGTGAAATATTAACATATGAGATTTCTAAATTAATTGAGGAGGTTTATTGTACACCTGTTATTGTTGAAAATGATAATAATATGTATATCATAACATTTAAAAAAGATGTTAAAACATTTAAAAATGCGTTTTATGATGATGGATATATATGGTATCCTGTTATTAATGTGAAGAATGAAGATTATACCGATACAGTTTATAATCTAACTGTTGGTGATGACCATTCGTATACTATAAATGGTGTAATTGTTAAGAATTGTCAGGATATTTCTATAGCTGGTAATAAAAAAGGGTTTATTGAGGATAGTGGTACTAGAAGTTCTTTATTGTGGCAAGCAATGAATGTTGCTAACAAACATAAACCAAAATACATGATTGCTGAAAATGTTAAGAATATATTATCAAAATCTTTCAAATCTGATTTTGATAAGTGGATTAAATCACTTAATAAAATGGGATATGTTAATTATTATAAAATATTAAACTCTAAAGACTTTGGGATACCTCAAAATAGGGAACGTGTATTTGTTATAAGCATACGTGAAGATTTAAATGAATATTATACTTTTCCAGAGAAAGAGACTGTTAAAATTAAATTAAAGGATATGTTAGATGTAGATGTGGATGATAAATATTACATTAAAGATATTACATTAAAAGATTTTAAATTATTTGACAAATATACTCCGTGTAATGACTTGACAGATTCTAATGTCATAATTGATGCATTTCCTTTGACCGAGCAACGAACTGATAATGCCAAACGGATGAGACGCTCTAATATGTTATCAGGTAAAGATTATTGTCATAGAAGAGATAAAGATGTAGTTATAAAGAAAAATCAATGTGTGGGTGCGTTAACTGGGTCACCTACTATCGAGCAATCATTTATTGAGTTGAAACAATTAGGGGTTATAGGTAAAGACTCTGAATCGACCAGGGTATATGATGTTAATGGGTTGAGTAAAACCATTAAAGATGGTGGAGGTATGGGGTCTAAAACAGGGCTATATGTTGACTATAATGGTATTGATGTGATTGGTAGGGTTCGTAGATTGACCCCTAAAGAATGTTGGAGATTAATGGGTTTTTCTGATGAAAAACACGATTTGTGTATGAAACACGGAATATCTGATACTCAAAGATATAAACAAGCTGGTAATTCTATCGTTGTTAATGTGTTAGAAAAGATATTATATAATCTATTGGTTGAACAGCCAAATACGATTATGAATTTTTTAAAATAAATCAACTACAACATATATATCATGATATAATATTTATAGTATGGTATTTTATAAATTTATGGAGGAAAATGTTATGAATAGTAATCAATATACAGATGTTACACATAATAGAGGTATTATATATCTATCTTATTATGATTCAAAAACTAAACAAAAAAAAGTTGTTAAAACTAATAAGATTGATAATTTACAACTATTTTCTAAGACTAAAAATTTGGATGCTAAGTATAAATCTTTTATTGGGAATTATAATTTAGATGGGATAAAATTTGATAAAATAAAACAATATAATGATTATGTGTTTAATTATAGTGGAGTTCACGGTGTGGATATATATGGTGAGTTTCCTTTAGATAAAGTATGGATACATGAGAATTTTAAAGATGAAATTAAGATGGATTTTGATTTGCTAAATATTGGATTATTTGATATTGAAACAACAGTTACTAGCGATAATCCTGACCCAAATAATGCACCAGAAAGAATAACATCTATGGTATTATATGCATCAAAATCAAACACTTATTATATTTTTTGTGACCAAGAGGTTAGTGGAAACGAAATTCCTGAACAGGATTATAAAGATGCTAATATTAAATTCTTCGTATTTGATAAAGATGTTGTTGGCGAATATAAAATGTTAAAACATTTTGCTTATATTATGAATAAAGTTGAAAAATTAGATATCTTATCTGCTTATTTTGGTAATTTATTTGATTTTCCTTATATATATAATCGTTTGGCTAGATTAAGTGCTATTAAGGATGAATACCCAGAAATAAAGGATGATACTTTTGACGAAAGGGGTCTATCTCCATTGAATATAGCATACAAGACTAAACGTGGTAAAGTATATATACAAGGTATTCAGTGCCTAGATTATTTTGAGTTATATGACAAATATACTTATGGGTCACCTGAAAGTTGGAAATTGGATTTTATTGCAAAAAAGGAACTTGGTGTTGGTAAAGTAAAATTTAAAGGTGGGTTTAATGAATTATATAAAAATTATGAAAAACATATTTTTTATAACTATATAGATGTAAAACGTTTAGTTCAATTGGATGATAAATTATCATTTATGGAATTACATACAGAGTTGTCTTATCTATCTAAACAAAATTTTGAAGATACTATATCACCTGTTAGAACTTGGGAAAGTATTTTATACGGACATTTGAAAGAACAGAATAAAATAATAAACCCTAAAAAACAAAATGCTAAGAAGAAATATATCGGAGCTTATACTCATGAACCAGTTCCAGCATTTTATAATTATATAATGTCATTTGATTTAAATAGTTTATATCCTCATTTGATAATGATGTATTTCATATCACCTGAAACATTGATTCCAGAAAGTGAAATCAGAAAAATGTTTCCATCTAATCCTAGTATTGATGAAATATATAAACTAAAAAAAGAATTAGAATATGTTAGTAATACTGAACCATATAATAAAAAATTAGTAGCAAAAGCTTATGACAAAGTTGGAGATATGATTATAAATCAAGAGTTGGATTTAGAATTTCTTAAAGATGCTAATATTACAATGACACCATCTCTTGAATTTTTTCATAAAAATGATAACGCTGTTCTTCCATATTTTATGGAGCATTATTATGATATGAGAAAAAAAATTAAAAAAAGAAAACTAATAATGGAAGATGAATTAGAAAATTTAAAAAAATCTAATAATAAAAAATATGAATTTGAAAAATTAAAAGAAAAATGGAATGAACTTTGTGAATTAGATTCTATGAGCGATGTTATACATAGAATGAAAGTGTTGATTAGACGTTGGGGATTAAAAGAAAAAGCATTTAAAATTCTACTTAATAGTGCATATGGTGCTTTTGGAAATGCCTTTTTTAGATTTTTTGATATTAGATTAGCCAAAGGTATTACTGCTAGTGGTAGGGTTGCTATTCGTAGTTTGATTAATGCATTAGAAACAAAGTTACGTAGATTTTACAGTGGATTTAATGGTCGTGATTGGAATGGTTCAGATTTCTTTATATATTCAGACACAGATAGTTGTGTTGGGGAATCAAAATTAAAAGTTAATATTGATGGTGTTGATTCTGAAATATCAATTGAAGATTTGTATTTGAAAGTAGGTGGGGATAAGACTAAAGATAAAGAAATGATAGATATATCTAATAGAAATATTAAATCAATGTCTTTTAATTATGATGAAAAAATACCTGAGATGAAAAATACAAAATACATATGGAAACATAAAGTCAAAAAGAAGATGTATAAGATAAAAACTAAAGATAGTGAAGTTATAATAACAGAAGACCATTCAGTTATTGTTTATAGAGATGGTGAATTTGCATCTATTAAACCATCAGATATAATAAAAACGGATAAAATTATAAAAATAATAAAATAATTGTTAGTAAATTAGAGGGTTGTAGATTTGAGGGATGATATTATAAAAAAATTAAAAAAAATTAGGGGTCCACAAGTAAAAACGTGGCGAACTATATTTAATAAAGATGAATTGAATCTTATAATATCATCGGTCAGTCATTTAGATATTGAAGTTGATGCATTTGCTGAAATCCGCCATTGTTACATTGAAAATATATCTAAGCAACCCTTTTGTCCTAATTGTGGTAAAAAACTATCATATATTGTTAAAGAAAAGAGATATAAGTATTTTTGTTCTCAAAAATGTAGATTAAGCGATGTTGGTAAAACTCATTATAAAAATAAATTAAAAGAAACTAATCTTGAGAGATATGGTGTTGAGAATATATTTCAAAATGAAAAAATAAAAAAAATAATCAAGAAAACTAATCTTGAACGATATGGTGTTGAAAATGTTATGTCTTTAGAACATATCAAACAAAAAATAAAAGAAACAAATCTTGAACGGTATGGTGTTGAATATTGGATGTTAGATAGTGATTTAATGTCTAAATCTAAAGCTAATTGGTCTAATAGTCAAAGGCGAAATTACTGGGATAGTTTATTGATATTATTAAAGCGAAAACAAATAAAACCATTATTCACAAAAGATGAATATATAAATTATGATTATAATGTTAGTTTTAAAGAATATAAATGTTTAAAATGTGGAAAAACATTTAGAGATAATAATTTAAATCCACATTATGTTTATTGTCCACATCATAAATATCGCTCACAAGCTGAATATGACATTGAGAGTTGGCTTTCACAAGAAAATTCTAATTTAAAAATAATACCAAGTAAAAAATTTTCAAATAACGGTAAAAGGTTTGAATTGGATTTATATTTACCTGAATTAAATATAGGAATTGAATATCACGGATTATATTGGCATTCAGAGGCTCGAAAAAAGAAAAACTATCATAAAAATAAATATGAATTTTTTAAAAACTTAGGAATTTCTTTAATACAGATATTTGAATCCGAGTGGATTCATAAAAAAGAGATAGTTAAATCGATATTGCGAACAAAATTGGGCGTGGTTGAACGAAAAGTGTATGGCAGGTCTTGTACCATTCGTAGTATTGAAAACGATGAATATAAGCAATTTTGTGAGCTTAATCATATACAAGGGTATTGTAGTGCAAATGTGAAATTGGGATTGTATGATAAAACTGGTGAATTGGTTCAGATAATGAGCTTTTCAAAACCTCGTTTTAATAAGTCATATGATTGGGAAAATATAAGAACTTGCACGTTATTGAATACGATAGTTGTAGGTGGATTTTCTAAAATTTTAAAATATTTCAAAAATAATTATCCAGGGTCTATAATATCATACGTTGATTTGAGATATTTTAATGGGAATGGTTATATCAATAATGGGTTTGAATTGATAAATCAATCAAAACCAAATTTCTTTTATTGGAAAGTTCAAGATGACAACTATATATTAGAATCACGTCAAAAATATCAAAAACATAAATTATCAAAAATATTAGATAATTATGACCCTAAAATCACAGCACACGATAATATGCTTCAAAATAAATATTTGAGAATTTATGACGCAGGCAATTTAGTTTTAATTTTTAAATAAATTTTATTTTTATTTAAAAATATGATATAATATAATGATAACTTTTTAAGGAGATGTGATATGAATAATGAAATAAAATTTAATTATTGTGATGAATTTGAAGTCGTTGAATGTGGAGAGATGGATATTGATGTTTATGATATAGAGGTTGAGGACAATCATAATTTTTTTGCTAATAATATATTGATACATAATTCTGTATATTTAAATATAGAACCATTGATACCAGCAATGGCTACGATATATAGACCTATTATTGAACGTGTATTGAGTAAAAAAGATGGTGATGTTGTAAATGAGCTTAATGAGCATAAATTCTGGGAAAATATAACTGATAATTTTGAGAAAAAAAGTGAGTTATTTAATAAATATTTTAAACCTCACGATATGCTTGATGGCAATGGTTTCATTGAATTATGTATAAAAGTCGAAATTTCAAAGTCAGATAGTAAAAAGTTTAAAGAATATTGTATAAATAATAATTTAGATTTTATTTTCAGAAGACTTGGTAGAGATAATACTGTTCATTTCTTATTTCTAGGTGGAGATGTAGAGGAGTTTAAGGATAAATTGGTTGATATAGATATTAATATTATTAGTGTTATTAGAACTTATCCTTTGGATGATTTTGCAAATACTGTAATTCAAGATATTATAGATAATAACTACTCTACAATTTCTAAATATCTTAATGCTAAAAACAAGATGGTAATGAAAAGAGAAACAATTTGTATTAATGGTTTTTGGACAGGTAAGAAAAACTATGCATTAAATGTTTTAGATAATGAAGGTGTAATATATGCGAAACCTAAAGTTAAAATAACTGGAATTAATACATCTAAGAATCCAAAAGTGGTTAGAGATGCCATTGTTGAATTTACAAGATTACTTTTATCAGTTAATAATATATATGATACTGAATCTTTAAGATTGTTGAATGAATTTGTTACAAATTTTAAAAATGAATTTATGAAACTTTCTCCTGAGATTGTTGGGAAAAATGTTAAAGTCAATTTTATAGAAACAAAGATGGATATAAATGGAATGCCTGTTTTAGGAGCACCAATTAATAGTGTCGGTGCAATTCATTTTAATAGACATATAAAAATGAACAATCTAGTTGATTATGAATATATAAAAGAACGTGATAAAATGAAATATTTATATTTAACCCAACCTAATCCTTGGAATACCCACGTTATAGGATACAAAGATGAGGGATTACCTGATGATTTTGTTAAATATGTTGATATGAATTTAATGTTAGAAAAAGATTTTTATGATATGTTAGATATAATCTTATCATCTGCTGGTATTGAATTAGAATATTCTAGAAAAAATGGAGATATTACTAGTTGGTTGTTGTAAAATATTCTTTTGGTGATATTGGAGATTGTACCTCACCTAAATTATTCCATATCCAGTCTGGTTCATAATTCCCTCTTTGACTGACATCCGAAATCCATCCAGTTTCCCAGTTCCCATTTTCCCACACACCAGAATCCCAAGAGCCATCCACCCAAGTTCCATTTTTGAATGTCCCATCTAACCAGTCACCATTTTTAAATGTTCCACCATCAAATACACCATCTTCCCAATAACCACCATCAAATACACCATTTTTCCACGTTCCATTCATCATATTAATTACCCATTTGCCATTTTTAGACTGTTCTATCTCGTAGGTTGAGTCATTTGACAACTGAATTTGTTTTAATAAATGGTCTCCTTCTAATAAATCACAACCGTCAGGTTTATCAAAACAATAAATTCGACCATTTTTAGATTTGATATATTCCTCATCAGTTGATAATAATAAATTGCCATTTTCTAATATTCCATATCTAAAACTATCAAAATATGGAAGTTTATTTTTTAGATTGATATTTTGGATTGATACTGTTAAATTACCAATAGCAGGGTTATAAAAATCTTCTGGTTTTTGACTTTTTCTAATCTTCCACCCATTATTATTTGCATATGTTTGGAATATATTTACAATTGTAGGTTCTTCTGATGGATAAATTCGGTCTAAATATTTCCCTTGACTGCCCAAATCCCATAATAGAGACCTACCTATTGCTACATCGTTATTGTATAATATAAGACCTTTTACAGGCATCGAATCGTATATTTTTATTAATTCTCGTCCTTTATCATTCGTCATACAACTTTTAAGTTTACTATTCCCATCAAAATTGTAACATTGAGATGCTTTAACAAATTTAAATTTAATATTTTCTGAAATATTAGACATATTTGCTTTATATTTCTCTATAAAATGTCGTAAATTATCAACTGTAATGTCTGGATATATATTTTTAACTACTTTTGAAATTTTAACATCAGTCTCATTATTGTTAACTGTAGTTCTTATTAGAAAATCTGATGCTGAATCCCCAATTATTATATCTTTTAAATTATCAGGAGGTTGTAATTGTAATTCCTCAATTGTTTTATTAAATGTTTGAATTTGGTCTGTTCTAAGAGCCTCTGTTAAAATATTAAGTAAATTTTCTTGATATAAAAATGTTTTAAAATTCATTATTTAACCTCTAAATGTTTATTATTATTTATTATTATTTATTATTTGACTTTTCTTTGATTGTGTGATAAAATAAATATGAATGTGACTATAACAACAGAGGAGGATTAATTTATGTTAAAATGGATAATGCGAGCCAATTCGGCAACGAAGAAAGTACTTGATATTTTAGAGTATAAATTTAGTGATTTAACATATTGGACTTTCAATATAATGTTAAAATGGGTATATGATAAAATAATTGTAAAAATGTTGAATTTTACAATTATGATGGTTGAAATATTGTTATATATCCCCTTATATATTATTTTTATATTGCCAAGTATGCTTGTTGAGTTATTTGAATTTACTAAAAATGTTAAAATTAATAATAAAGTTAAAAATAAAATTGACAAATTGAATTAATATATTATAATGGTAATATTGATTTATGTGAGAGGTTATAATGTCGAATAATAAAAATGCAGTTGTCGATATGGTGAAGTGGATTGAACCTAAATATAAAGACTATTCTTTATATGTATGTACAAAACGGTCTATCCCTCATTTGATAGATGGGTTTAAACCAAGTCAACGTAAAATAATATTTACAGCCCAACGAAGAGCTAAGAATATGATACGAGTTGTTTCACTATCTGGATATGTTATTGCTGAGTCAGGGTATCATCACGGAGATATGTCTTTAAATGATGCAATATCGTTAATGGCACAGGGTTTTACTGGTTCTAATAATTTTCCATTATTAGATAATAAAGGTGGATTTGGTAATAAATTTGGAGCATCTCCTAGTGCACCTAGATATATATATGTTAAAATGTCTGAATTTTATAATGTATTATTCAGCCCTGAGGATACCCCTATATTATTGGAATCAGATAATATTGAGGAACCTGACCCAAAATTCTATGTTCCAATTATCCCTAATGTATTATTAAATGGTGTTAGTGGGATTGCGGTTGGATTTAAAGTAGACATTCCACCATATAATCCTAAAGAAATATTTGAAAATATTGATTATATGATTAATAATAAGGAAAAACGAGTTGAGTTAAAACCTTATTATAGAGGATACACTGGGGTTATACAAAAAGAAGACGATGAATGGTATATGTATGGTGTTATAAAAAAAATAAATTCAACCACCATTGAAATTACTGAAATCCCATTAGGTATGACCACTGAAAAATATAAAAAATTATTGAACAATTTAATAGATGAGAATATTATAAAAGATTATGATGATTTTTCAGGTGAAAATTGGAGATTTGTAATTAGAGCAAAGAGACAATTTGTTTCACAAGATATTGATGTTTTATATTCAATTTTTAAACTTAAAAGTAAAATAATTGAAAATATTAATGTTATATATAATGGTGAGATTCGACAATATGGTCGAAATGTTTACAATTTAATTGAAGATTTTGTAAAAATAAGATTGGATTTCTACAATAAAAGAAAACAAGCTTTATTAGATGGTTATAGAGTTGAGATTTTAAAATATTTTATTAAATTTAGTGTTAACAAATATGTTAAATCTAAACACGTTAATAATTTTGTTAAATCAGAGGTTAAAGAATATATCATAAATAGAAAAAATGTGATTGATAAATATTTTGATATTGAAGTTAATGGCTCAAAATTAGATAATATTATTGAATCTTTGGGTGATTTTATTGATGGTATCTTAACAGGGTTACGGTTAAGTGAAATATATTCTGATAAAATGGAAATATATCAAAAAAATATTGAAACATTAACAAAAACTCATAATATCTTATATAATAAATCAGTTGAGTCTATTTATAAACAAGATTTAAAAAAAATAAAAAAATATTTAAAGGAGTTGGTATGAATTTTACACATTATATTATTATTAGTTTGACAATGTTTATGTTTATATGTTTGTTTCCTTTTATAATGATATATTTTTATATTGGAGGTGCATAATGGCGGTCTATGTTACAGGAGACACTCACGGAACGAATGGAATATATAAATTGAGTTATCATAATTTCAATATTGGACGAACTTTGAACAGAGATGATTTTGTCATCATATCTGGTGATTTTGGTCTTGGTTTTTATCCACCTGACAATCATAGATATGAAGAACACAAAGTTGCAATAGAATGGTTATCATCTATGCCTTGGACAACTTTATTTGTAGATGGAAATCATGAAAATTTCGATTTGATAAATGGGTTAGAAGAAATAGATATGTTTGGGGATAAAGTTGGTGTATTTTATGATAACATATTTCACCTAAAACGAGGCAGAGTTTATAATATAAATGAAAAAAATATATTAACGTTAGGTGGTGCTTCATCTATTGATAAAGATAAAAGAATTGTTAATCATATTAATGGTGGCATTAAATCCTGGTGGGAGGATGAATTGTGGACTGTTAAAGATGAAGAATTATTAATAGATAATATGAATAAATATGATTGGGAAGTCGATTATGTAATTAGCCACACTGCACCACGCAATGTGTTGAATAAAATGTTTACACCAATATATATCAATGGTGGTAGATATAATGACCCAGTTTCTAACTTTTTTGAAACTATATTAACAAAATATAATATAAAATTTAAAAAATGGTTTTTTGGTCATATGCATATGGATATTGATAATGGTGATTTTATATGTTTATATAATGATAAACGTTTAATATGGGGTTAAAATGAAAAAAATTGGAATTATTGGTAGTAGAGATTTTAATGATTATGAAGTTATGGAAAAAACAATAGATATGATTGTTCACCCTGATGATATAACTCATATTATTTCTGGAGGGTCAAGGGGTGCCGATAGATTAGGTGAAAAATATGCCACAAAACACGGTATAATGACTAAAATATATGCACCTCAATGGGTCAAATTCGGAAAAGGTGCTGGAATGATTAGGAATAGTGATATTATTCAAGATTCAGATTTTGTTTTTATTTTTTGGGATGGTATCAGTAAGGGAACGGCTGATAGCATATCATTATGTCATAAATATAAAGTGCCATATATTGTTGTATTTTTTGAAAACCCAAATGATAATAGTAATAATAAAATAGAAAACTTTTTAAAGGAGTAAAAAATGATTAATGCTTTAACTTATGATGATATAAATATAATCCCAAAATATTCCGAGATTGAAAGTAGGTCAAATGTGTCTCTTAAAACTTCAATAACAACTAATTATAGTATAGATATTCCAATAATAGCAACACCTATGGATACTGTTGTTGGACTTGAGATGATGTTTGAAATGTGGAAAAATGGTGGAATTGCTTTCTTACCTCGTTTTAATTCTATTGATTCTCAGGTAGATGTAGTTACAAAATTAAAATTTTTAATGCAAGATTATAATAAAAACAATGATAATCCTAGAGATATAATCATTGGTGTTAGTATTGGTGTTAAACGTGATGATGTCAATAATGCTGAAAAACTTATCAATGCTGGTGCAAATATTATATTAATAGATATTGCACACGGTCATTGTTTGATGATGAAAAATACTCTTGAACAATTGGTTAGTCTTAGGAATAATAATGATGCGTATGTGTTTGATATTATTGCAGGAAATGTTGCTACAGGTGATGCAACTTTAGATTTGATTAAATGGGGTGCTGATGGCATAAGGTGTGGAATTGGTGGAGGTTGTTTTACCTCGGAAATGGTTGTTAGTACTGAAACAGGGTTGAAAAAAATAAAAGATATTGAAATGTCTGATAAAGTTTACACTCATAGGGGGGTGTTAAATGATGTTGTTGGTAAAGTGTCATATTTTACATCCGAGGATATTTATATTATAAATGATTCGATAAAATGCACATCTAAACATAAATTTTATGTTATACGTAAAAAATATGAGGATATTGTCAATAATAATAATATACAAGAATATGCAGAATGGATATCTGCTGAATCATTGAATTATGAATATATGTTGATAAAACTTATAAATTATAACACGTTTAAATTAAAAGAAATTGAAAACATTACAACCGAACCATTTGAGGGTATGGTGTATGATTTAATGGTTAATGAAGATGAGACTTATAATATAAACAATATAATTGTTCACAATTCCAGATGTTCAACTAGAATCGAGACTGGGGTTGGAGTTCCAATGATTACTTCTATTTTAGATTGTGTTGAGGTTGCTGATAGATATAATATACCAGTTATTGCTGATGGTGGTTTGAGTAAAACTGGTGATATCACTAAAGCATTGGCTTGTGGTGCTAATAGTGTAATGTTGGGTAATATGTTGGCTGGAACTAATGAAACACCTCCAGATATACAAGTTGATAATAATGGATTATTTGTGAAAGAATATTCAGGGTCCGCTTCAATGTCAAATAAGACATCCAGAGGTGAAAAAGTAAAACATATTGAGGGTGTTTCTAAAAATGTAATATATAAAGGACCATTGAAACTAGTTATTGATAAAATAATAGATGGAATTTCTTCTAGTTTCAGCTATGTTGGTGCTAATAATATTAATGAATTTCAACATAATGTTGAATTTTGTAAGGTTACATCTAATGGTGTATTAGAGGCTCATCCACATCATTAAAATAATAAATTTCCATAATATCTAATTATATGATATAATAATAAGTGTTATTGTTTTATTAATGAGGTATATTATGGATTTTTCTAAATTTTATGTTGAACCCAAGTCGAGTTTAATTTTTAGTTCACCGTTATTATTAGCCGAAATAAGTGCTAGACAGTGTTATGATTCGTTTGATTATTTAGATTTCAATTATGAAAAAATATCTGATGATATGTATGATAAAATAATCAAATTTTATAATGATGATATATATTCTAAGGATGAATTAATTAAAAACATAGTCAATTTTAATAATTTGTCTAGTAAAGATAAAGACATAATTAAAAATATGAAAAAAGATATATTAAAATATCTGTTTTCAAAATATCCAGATGTTGTTTTGAATAATACTAATGTTAATGTTGAGTTTATAAGAGGATTGGGTATTAATAAAAAACACGAAAGTATACTAGAACACGTTGTTTTAACTTTTAAAATTGAATATCCTAGAAATGTGTTACAAGAGCTTTCAAGACATAGAATTGGGGTTAGTCCAAGTGTAAAATCAACAAGATATACTCTAACAGAGTTGAGAAAAATGTTTAAAAATAAAAATTCTTTCTCTGATATTTTAGAATATGTTATTAAGAATTCAGGATTACAAGATGATGATATTAATGAAATATTAACATCATATTTAATTTCTAATTTGAACCATTTTGAAAAAATAGGCATAGATATTACAAATGATAATATTAAAAATATCTTACCTGAACATTGGTTAACATCTAGCATACACACAATGTCGTTACGAGCATTTATAAACCTTATGAATTTACGAGTTGGGGATAAAGTGTTTTTACCTTTCAGAAAACTAGTACTAAATATGTTCAATGTATTGCCTTTAGATGTTAAGGAATTATTGAATGGATTATATAATGATGATATTGAGAATTTGAAAAAAATATGGGATTAATTATAAGGATGGAGTATGATATGTTATTAAGACCTTTACAAGATAGATTAATAGCTAAAAGAAAACAAGCCGAGACTGTTACTACTAATGGATTAATGTTACCTACAGAATCACAAGATAAATCATTTGATGCTGTTGTTGTTGCAGTCGGTGAAGGGTATTTTATAGATAATGGTGATGTTATACCGTTAGAGGTTAAAGTAGGGGATGTTGTAATGTTTTCTAAACATTCAGGAACAGAATTGATTATTGATGATGAAGAATATTTAATATTTAATGAGAGTGAATTGCTAGGAATATATAGCAAATAATATTATGCTTTATTGATTTGATTGAATAATTATCATTGCTTATTCTTAAAATGTGATTACTAATTGTGATAATTTGTAATAATCCATCTAATTTTTTTCTATCTGGATAAATTATTGGTAACTATTCTTTAACGGGTTAATTATGTTTATGTTTTTTATTTTAATGTTTATAGCTCTACTAAATATATTCATAAACACCTGTGTTTTGTGCGATTATTTTGAAATGTTTATATAATATATGTTGATATTGTATTATTAATAATATTGGAGGGAGATTTATGAAGTATCCAGATTTAAAAGAAAAAATTTATATGTTCTTTAAAGAACATGAATTTACAACTACTGAAATGTATGAACAATTTAGCCATTTTAAAAATATGTATAAAGATTTGAAATTTACAACATATCAACGAATGGTTAGACGAATGTTTAGTAACCAAGGAAACAATACTACTATTGATGACATTAAAAAGAAACAAAAAGAACGCAAATTATTAGCAACAGATGAATTTAAAAGATTAGATGAGATTAGTTTTAAATCAGATGTTAATAATGGTAAATTTAAAAGAATCGCTGTATTGTCTGACTTACATAGTGGTCATTTTTTAGGATTAACACCACCTAATTGGCAATATAGTTTAAATAACCCTGAAATGGCTGAGGTTGCACGAATACAACGTGAGGCTTGGGAATGGTATATCAATACTGTAAAAAATGTAGGGTCTAAAGTTGATGCTCTTGTTGTTAATGGAGACCTTATTGATGGAAGAGGTGAACGTAGTAACTCATCAGAGTTAATAACAACAGATAGAACTTTGCAAGTGTCTATGGGTGTTGAATGCTTGAATGTGTGGAAACCTAAAAAAATATTTATGACCCGTGGTACACCATATCATAATGGTAAAGGTGAGCAATTCGAAGACCTTGCTGCTGAAAGAATGAATGCATCAATTGAAGATATTCAGAATATCAATGTCAATGGTAAAATTCTTAATTTTAGACATAAAGTTGGTAGTTCAGGTGTGCCATATGGTAAAGCTACATCTGTTATTAAAGAGGGTGTTTGGAATCAACTGGTATCGGATTACCAGAAAGTGAGTTCTGCTGATGTTATAATTAGAAGTCACGTACATTATATGACTATTAATCAAGATAGTTCAAGATGGGCTATCACTACCCCTGCATTACAAGTAAATTCAAGATATGGTAGACAGCAGTGTACTGGAATTACTGATTTTGGTTTTATTATTATTGATGTATATGAAAATGGAAAAATAGTGGTAAATCCATATGTTGCAAATTTAACAACTAATAAACCTGTAATTGTAAAAATATAATATATTATTTTCCTATATATTATTATTGTGATATATAATATATGTTGATTTATAAAAATTTATGGAGAACGTTATGTCTGAAATTAGAATTAAACTTGAAAAAATTAAAAATGAAATTGTTGATTATAGAAAAAAAATCTACAATTATCAAAAAGAAAAGAAGAAAATTGAAAATGACCTTAGAACTATTTCGACTGCTATCAAAAGTTCTATTATGAATGAAGTTGATGATAAAAATAAAGCTAAATATAGCAATCAACAAAAAAGAGATGTAGAGTTCGCATCTAGAATAGATGTTGATGATACTTATAAAGCTAAAAGTGAGGAATTGGAATATATCGATGTTAAAATACATGATGTCGAGATTAAAATTGAAGATTTAAGATATAGTTTCAGATTAGAAGAAATAATTTCAAGATTAGGAAGTGTGTAAAATGGATATTAATAATATAATAAAATACAATAAATCGTGTGATAAATTGATAGATGATGATAAATCGTTAGGGGTATTACTTATAGAGACAATGTCCGTGTTTGGTGATTTATCAGATAGCGTGTTGAAATATAAAACTGACACCAAAAATAAAGATTTTTTAGTTGAACAATTGGTTGAATTTCAAATTAAAATATCTATGTTATATGTTAAAATGAAAAAAAGAAATACATTAATATCTAACAGGTCTGCAATGACAATGTTGAGCAATAATTATAGCAATATAAATATGGGATATAATAATATGGATAGTATTTGGATATTTTTTAAACTATTAAGCAATATAGGTAAAATATCTGACACTTATCATATTAGAACATCTTCAACTGATGACCAGTTTAGAATGAAAAATCTGATGTTAGTTCAAGCATATTTATTATCATATTTTAATAAAATAGAAAAAGAAAATAAAGATGTTAATTCAAAAAAATATGATGAATTGTTTTATAATAGTATTGGTTCTGAATATAAAACTATTAGTCAAGATTCCACTGTTGATGCGAAACCCTCGAATGTGAATGTTAGTTCAAAAGTTGAAGTTTCAACTGAAAAACCACCAATACCTTCTCCTAAGGTGGAGAATACCCCAAAAGTTGAAGTTTCAACTGAAAAACCACCATTACCTTCTCCAGATGTTTTAAACGAAATAATTGGAAAAATGATTCCACAAAATGATAATATCAAAGTTGAAAAATCATAATAATTATAGTTCTAACTTGTTATAATACCCAAAAATATAAAAAATAATTTGACAACGATTGAAAATTATGATATAATATAATTGTTATTGTTTTTTATATTATGAGGTTATTTCAATGTGTGAACCAATTAAAATTACAGAAGAAGTGTTGTTAGATTTTACTCGTAAAATCTTAAATTCTAAAGGGGTTATTACTAGCCTAGATTTACAAACAAAATTAAGAGAGATGAATTATGTCTTTAATCAAAAAGATGTTTCAGATTTTCTTAAAAAATATAGTAAAAATAATGATGTAGTTGAGGATGTTATGTGTGATGAGTTAGATGAAATATATACCGTATATTTTAAAACTATAAGCTCCATAATTAAAGATAGTCCAACTTATATTTCAACTGATGATGGAGATATAGAGGGATTTGAGTATTATAATAAAGCCAAATCTGTAAATTCAGATAGTCCAACTTATATTTCAACTGATGATGGAGATATAAAATATGAATAATATTGTTGTTTCATTTTACGATTACAAATCATTGGAGGTTTAAATGTCTAAAATATATTATAAATATGGTGCAATGGGTAGCTCTAAAACAGCTATCGCTTTGATGACTAAATATAATTTTGAAGAAAAAGGTAGAAAAATATTACTTATGAAACCTTCTATCGATTCAAGAGATGGTTTAGGTATTATAAAATCTAGAATTGGAATCGAGGCTGATGGATTAGAAATCCCAGAAAATGCTGGGGATGAATGGTTGAGACAAAATATGTTTAGAGTTTCTATTGATACCATTATTATAGATGAATGCCAATTCTTAAACCCATCCCAGGTAACTTCTATTATAACACTGTCAGATGAATATAATAAAGATGTTTGGTTTTATGGGTTAAAAACAGATTTTAAAGGTCATTTGTTCGATGGCTCCAAACGAATATTAGAATTAGCTGATTCTATAGAGGAAATAAAAACTTCTTGTTGGTGTGGGAAAAAAGCAACTATGAACGCTAGAATTGTTGATGGGTCTGTAGTTAAAGATGGTGAACAAATTGCTTTGGGTGGAAATGAAAGCTATACTTCTCTATGTAGAACTCACTGGGATAAAAATGAATTGAGACCTGGTGGGGTTTTTACTGTCAATAAAAAAAATAATAACTTATAAAATTGTGTTGTTACATTATCAATGTTGTAACAACTAAAACTCTATTAATTCAGAATAATATAATTAATATATATTTTAAAAAAATAATAAATATTAATTGTTAATATTTTTATAATTTATAACGTGTGAGGTAACACTAATGGATATACTAACAACTAAAACTCTATATGATATTATTAACTCAGACTCGTATAATAACGAAATCGTTAAATGTAAATTTGAGAATGGGTCAACAATGATGGTTAAAGGGACTACTTGGAAAGATGGTAAGTTAATTTTAAATTTTAAATATAATTCTAACCCAAATCTACGATTGAAAATTGCCGAACTTAAAAATATTATAGAAAGGAATCATTTGAATAATACTGATACTCAAATATATGTCCAAATAATTAATGGGTCGTTATATGAGGTGGTTGGAGCTCCAGGTGTTGATTCTGAAAAAAATTTAATACTTAATGTTGATGGTGATATTGATGATAAGAAGGCTGTTAGTTCTGATATGATTGAATTTAAATCTTTTATTAATAATAATAAAAAATTGAAAAATTTTAGAGAATGTCTGGATAAAGAGTTTTCAAAGGAAATCAAAAGGATTTATAAAAAACATAATATTAAATCTATAAAATAAAATATACTAAAATACACGATATTATGTTTCCCATTAATGTTAATAATAATAATGTAATAAATGTTGCATATTCCATATCATTATCCTTTGCATAACTATTAAAATATTCATAACCCATTGAATATACCACTATAGACATACTAAAATTTAATATTATCCAAATTATTGATGTTATCATTTCTTCCTCTTTATTTATAATAAGTCATTAAAAAATCATATAACTCAGTCGGATTCCTAAGCTGAATTTCTTTTTTATTTTTATCTTGTATCTTATGTTGTCCATTCTTTCTACCAAAATCAAGTTCATAGCAAAAATATTCTATCCATTTGTCTTTGTCTTTACATATGTTTCCTAATATTGATATTAATTTATTAATATATTTATCATCCAATAATAAATCAGCCTCAAACACGTTAAGAAATATTTTTGAAAGTTTATCTGCTCTATCATTATCACTCGTTAATAATTCATCAATAACATTTATCAAATCAATGAAATTATTCTTGTTTATCATATCAATACTCCATATTTAAGTGTTTATTATATTTATCAATTTTACAATAACTAATCATTGTTGAACCAACCAATCCTGGGTTCTCCCTTAAATCCTTTCTCCCATATGAACCAACAATATGTGCTAGCGTTCCCTGTCGCATTCTTAAAATCACCGTTCTTAGCACATCTGATATTCCGAGATGATACATATATCTTTTTAGGTGGATATTCCTTATATATTTGACCCCTCTTAACACCCTCCAAAAATTGAATCCTAAGTAACATAACCAACCTGTTGCCTTGCTCCATAATTTCCATTGCGTGCGTTAAAAATTCAGTCGCTTTGGAAAATGGTGGGTTTGTTATTATGTCATAATCGATTCTTTCTGTTGTTGTTAGAAAATCTTGAACCTCTCCATACCCCCTGTCAACTAAATCTGTGGATTTTACATTATATCCATTTGATTCTAAAACTTTTGATATGTGACCCTCACCACAAGCACATTCCCATACATCTCGGTTGAATGTCTCCAATCGCAATAATTCGTCCACTGCAATTTTAGGTGTAGCATAGTAATCTTGTGCGGCTCGTTCCTTTGTGGTGTTGTTGCTACTGTTTAATGTTGCCATAACACTTTGTGTGTTACCTATCCAGTCTAATTTTCGATTCACCATCTGTTCGTCCTCCTCGGTTATGTGGTTTTTGTTGTCGTAAAGTTTAATGTTATTTAGAAAGATTGTATGCCAATATTATATGTTAAGTTCTTCACCGGTGTAATAGTCTAAAACTAAAACTTCTATCCCTTCATATGAATCTTTAATATATTCTGTTAATGGTCTGTTCTGAAATGTCCCACTCGAAAGTGTCACAGCTTGCTTTATATCCCCTTTTATAAAAACTTCCGCTACTACGTGCATACGCTTAATGTGTCTCAGACTTAATGGTAAAATTGTAACTGTTCTACCCTTATATAATAATCCTGTGTCTTTTAATAATATAGGTATAACGTGCCCAAATGCATCACAATCATCCCGCCATTCCCTTATTATCAAAACTTCTGGGGTGGGTACCCAATCAATCGCACCATTGAGTGGGTCTGCTCTCCATTCATATTTGCTGGTGATATACCTCTTGAATGTCGTGAAATCTCCAATATTACTTATTATCTCCCTCTCTGTAACTGCTTCCTTATATAAGTCTTTCCCTATCTTTTTTATGAAATACCAGTTATATATGCTCGATATCAGAGGTAACCAAATTCGTAAGTGGAATTGTGCTACCTTCTTAAATATCCATCTGTATACTTTTTTCATATCTATCCTCCTCTAGTTTAATGTTTCTATGGGTTATTTGATATCCACCCATTAATTTTCTCCTTGTAGTGTCTGTATATCTTGATATCGTTGACAATATCATCTGACATCGGATGCTTTATTCCATCTTCTGTAATTATTTCCCAATCACCAGTTTTAAATTCTTCTTCCGTGTCTGTAATATTTATATTTTTAATAAGTTGTCTTAGCCTTTGTATTGTTATACGTTTTATCGTTGTCATTTTGAAACACCTCTCTTTGTGTCTTATAAATATTTTTTAATCCTGTTGTATATGTTATCCCTACGAGTTGCTAATTCTGATATTTCTTTGTTGTATTGTTTAATGTCTTTATCTATTTGGTTTAACGCAATCGTTTCATATGCTGTTATTAATGGTTTATTTACTTTTAATTTATATTTTGTTATTAGGTCATAATCCGAACTCGATAGCTTAATCCTCCTATTTAATACGTGTTCACACTTGTGCAATGCCTCATTTAGTGTCTTATATATGTATATTTCCGTATATCCACCATTACCATCAGAGTATTGAATTGCACCAAATGATAATTCTTCGTTGTTGCCTCCAAATAAACTGATATGATTTATTTTCCCATATATGTCATCTTCCATATCTTCAATCCTGGTTATTGTTAATTCTTCCCCACAATTTACTACATATTTTAATTTCCCAGTGATATATTCATTTAATATGTCAAAACTTTTTCGACTAACCACTCGGTTTGAGGTGTCTATCTTCCTTTTTAATTTTAAACTCAATTCATCATATGTCTCTCGCTTCTCTTTTATAAGATAATCTAAATTCTTTAACTGTAATTTCCTCTTTTTTATATCATAATCTAATTGCTTAAGTCTATCTTCAATATTATAATACGTGTCCATTAGGGTTAATTTGTATTTGCTCATCATTATACTCTTTTTATGTTTGTTCATTGCTATCCTCCTGGTTATAATTTATCCTTAATTATAATATTTAAAAAGTTTCTCATTTGAACGTTTGCTACCACCAATCTTCCCATTCGCACTAAGTGAACTGGTTACCTCCTTTTCCCATACACATTCCCAATCACTAGGAGCATTATATTCACTAACAAAAATTGTATGTCCCTCATCGTTTTTGAACCTTGCCCATTCCCAAAATATATCGTGCTCAAAATCCTTACTTGTCGAATACTGCTTAGTCCCTCTATAGGGAATGTCACAATAAATTATGCTTTGCTTAGGTATTTCTAAGTCCATATAATCTCCGCTAAAAAAATCTACCGTAGACATTAGCGGTATTTGTTTGTTTATATTGCGTATGCTTTCATCTATATAATCCCTGACAGTGCCTATCTTAGTCTTTGATTTACCACTATATCCCCCCTCAAAAAATCTACCATTAGCACTACCCATAAACCCAATCCAGCCAATTATATCATCTGTCATATTTTTTAGATGTTCTATCCTTGTTTCTCTGTTGTTGAATATATCACGAGCTAAATTATATAAACCCTTATCAATCTCCTGAGGATATATTACGCCATTTTTTATACCTTTCCACATCGCAATTAGATATTTATTGTTATCGTTTGCTATACGTTGTCCATTAACAAGAGATATTGTATTCATCCCTCCAGCAAATGGTTCAACGTACCATTGCCCTGGTTTCCTGTTTTCTAGGATGATTGGTAAGATGTCTTTTGCTAACCTTGCTTTACTTCCCATATATTTCATTGCTCAACTCTCTCTATTGATATTTCTATTCCGTTAAATTCTTCAAAATCAATCATTGTATCATCACTAAATATAAGACAATAATCACCCTTAAATAATTCATTGAATTTGTCACTAAACTCTCTCTCCAGTGCTATACAACTGGGGTCATTATTAAAATCTATGCCCTTAATTTCTATCATGTGTGATTGGTCAAATTTGTCATACTTATATCTGAATTCTACACCCTCTATCTGTTTACTCCAGTCTAATAATGTATTTACTACGAAATCTTGCGGGTTGAGATTAAATATACCATTGATATCCATTACTTCCCATAACTCTATCATCTTCTTCTTAAATTCTAATATCCCAGACATACCATACTCCGAATACGTGGGATGCTCCCCAATATTACAAGTCTTTAGCTGAACCATATCCAAAATTTTGTCTGCTATCCTGTTATACTTGTCTTGAACATCTTTACTGAAATAAAAATTATCCATCTTGCTATACCCCATTATTATGAACTCAAACTATAATATCACGTTTTTATGCTTTTGTCAACTTTTTTACCGAAATTTTTTGGGAAATTTTTTTGGGAAATTTTTGGGTCAACTTTTTTACCGAAATTTTTTGGGAAATTTTTTTGGGGGTCACTGGGGTCAACTTTTTTACCGAAATTTTTTGGGAAATTTTTTTTGGGAAAATTTTTTGGGTCAACTTTTTTGGGAAAATTTTTGGAGCGTCACTGGGGTGATATATGGTACCTATGAAAAGGGGGTCCCCCCACCCTATAGCGATTTTTAGGATATACTCCAAAAAAAGATTTATTTTAAAATTTATAAAAGATATATAAAAGATTTATAAAAGATATGAAAATATACAAGTATAAGAAATGTTTTTTATATTTTCCACCATTCCTCAACGGATAAGCCGAAAGGTGTCTTTTGGCTTGGAATAATCATCGCAGTTGGGACCGGTGTTCCGTACTGGATATATTTTATATCCTCCTCTTTTGCATGTCTTTTTGCCCATTTATTGGCTAGAGCAATACGACCTTCCTCTATTTGCTCATCAGTAAATAATTTGGACCATCTTTGACGGTCTTGTGTTTTTTTAGATATATCACGCATAGTGGTATCATCTAGAAATAAACCATGTCTGTCAAAATACCAACATCTGTTGGCGTTTTTTACTATTGATATAAATAATTTTTTCTTCATGGTAATCTCCTTTAAATAATAATAATAAACAATCTGGTTATTCAAGAACATTGAATGGTATGGTATTAGATTTTGATTTTTGTTGCTTAGAATTGATTTATATTGCTTAGAATTGATTTATATTGTTTAGAATTGATTTATATTGTTTTGAATTGATTTATATTGTTTTGAATTGATTTATATTGTTTTGAATTGATTTATATTGTTTTGAATTGATTTATATTGTTTTGAATTGATTTATATTGTTTTGAATTATTCAGCTGTAAATATTCCTTGACTATCCACATATCCCCATTTGTCATTATTTTTGACTCTAATAGCTCCGTCTTTTAGTTCTTTACAATCATCAAAAATAAAATCAGTAAGCATAGTCCCATCACTTGTTAAAAATCCCCATTTGTCATTATTTTTTACAACTGATACATTATTTTGAAAATAATAACAATCATCAAATGTTTGATTATTAAGCATTGTACCGTCTGGTTTAAGAAAACCATATTTTTTATTGTTTTTAATTATAGAAAAACCGTCATAAAAATCTTTACAACCATCAAATTGGTTTAAAATTTTATCATTAAACCAACTGAAATTATTTTGTATGATTTTTATATACTCCTCCTCTGTTGTTGCTTTGAGGAGTTTTTTGTACTCCTCTTTACAAGCTTTTGCTTTTTTAATTTTTAAATTCAATGAATCCCTGTCATCGAACATTTTTTTAAAATCGATAATTTTTGTTGTTGTTGTTTTTTTTGTTGTTGTTGTTTTTTTTGTTGTTGTTGTTGTTGTCATGGTAATCTCCTTTAAATAATAGTAATAAACAATCTGGTTATTTAAGAACACACTAAACAACCAATTTTCAAATAAAATATAGCATAAATTGATAGCTTTGTCAAGTTATTTTTTGAAAAAATTCAAAACAATATAAATCAATTCTAAACAACAAAAATTAAAATCTAATACCATACCATTCAAAATATTTTATTGTTGAAATTTAACCATACCATTCAAAATATTTTATTGTTGAAATTTAACGATTTATAAAGGATTTTTAAAAGATTAAAAATAATTAAAAAATAACTTGACAAAGCTATCAATTTATGCTATATTTTCTTAAGAAACTTGAGGAAACCACACGAAGGGAATACAATAAAGTTGAGGAGTAGGTGGGAAGGTGTATTTTTTAAAAAATAAATCATTTTTAAGCCACAAAAATCAAAATCTAATATTATGGTATTCAAAAAATTTTTTCGTTGAAATTTGACGATTTTAAAAAGATTTTAAAATAATTAAAAAATAACTTGACAAAGCTAATAATTTATGCTATATTTTATTGGTATCTGGTTGACGTTTATTATTTTTTTATGAGGTGGTTAAAATGGAAAATTTATTAAAAAGAACAATTAAGAATTTAAAAACAGTAAAAAAGGATTTTATAGATATGCCTGATGGCGTTTCTATAAAAAAATTT